CAGGAAGAGGAAATCGTTGATTGTTGCCATCGGTCGTAAACGAGTAGTTTGATACAAAGTAATCGTTTCCGTACTTCTGAACAAGCAAATCATAAAGCTCAAAGTAGCTATTGTTGATGTAGCTATTGAACTCATCATCAGTGACGAACTGGCTTTGCGTCATGTCCGAACGCTGCCTGGCAGCAGTACGAAGCTCGGCAAGCGTCATTACCGGAAGCGTAGCCATGACTCACCTCTTAACCCGCAAATATAGTGCGCGCCCCTGCTGTTCACAAGGACGCGCACTATTATTGCATTTGCTGTTAACGAGCGCCAGCAGCGTTCTTTCGCTTGGCCTCAAGGATGCGTTGCGCAATTCCCTTGTTTTTGGACTGATCGTACATGGACTTCATGTTTTCACCAATCATGCCGCCATCAGCATAACCGGCTCGTCCACCATACGCCTTTTCCTTGTACCCGCCAAAACGCTCGCGAGTCTCATGAGACTGAGGTTCCATCTCATGCCCCTCTTCTTCTGGCTCTTCTTCTTCTGGCACTTCTTCAATATGCTCGCCCTCAACGTGCGGCGAGCTATCGAATGTCAGGAATGCGCCGCGAAGAGCCTCGACAACGCCAGTAGCGTTTCCACTCTTGACGGCATCGATTAACTCCTGAGCAATCTGCTGTAGCTGGTGATCGGCAATTTCGCCATCATCCATCTCAGACTCTTCCTCGCCCATTTCCTTGCCGCCGCCAGGCTTCATCTGGGCAAGAATAAGGGCGACCGTCTTTTTGTCTTTTAGCATTGACGGCTCCCTTTTTGATTACAGCGCAGTGGAGTTGGATAGGTTCAGGCAAAGATGCATAACGTCGGTGTCGGCTGGGCTAACAACCGATCCAGCAGCGTTAAACATCTTTAGCGTAACCTTGGGTGTGGTCGCGTCAGTAACGCTGTCCACCGAAACAGAAACGGTGCGAACAGCCGGGCATGAGCCAGAAAGGTTTTTCCAGCTAGCGGTCTGGCAAAGCAGGCGAACATAGCTGTCTTGCAGCACAATGTCATACACGCCAGTGCCGGTGTTGGTCACCGATGCAAGGCCTTTGCACCCACCGTTGACAGTGCTGATCACCATAGTCGCAACGCCAGAGGCAAATGAAACTTCCGCAAAAAGCTGAACGACACCCTTCTCTAGGGTGCCTTGGAACTGGTTAAACATACGGTTAGCCATTGCAATCTCCTTTGGATGAAAGGCCGACCCACACGAAATGTGCGAGCCGGCCCTTCACTCTTGATGTTTATTACGCGCCTAGCTGAACAACGCCGTTCCAGCCGGGAGCATTGCAGCCCAGGTTGGCGTAGCTGACGACACGAACCTCGGCAGCGTCGGCGTTACCAACACGGAGCATCTCAAGACCGTCAGCGTAGCGAGCGATGTGAGGCGCATCGCCAAGGCTGTACAGCTTCCAGGTGTCAAGCTGGAGCAGGAACGCGGTCTTGGGCGGGCAGCTGCGGTCAGGGAAGACCTTGATCTGACCGTTGGCACCGTTGATCAGGATGCCGGGGAACATGATCTCAGCAGGCCCTTCGACAGTGATGTACTGCGCCTTGGCACCCAGGCTCTTCTCGAGAGCGGAGTAGCTGCCGTAGCTCATGATGCAAACGTCAGGAGTGCCGCCTTCGCGAGCAACCAGCAGCGAGGCATCAACAAGAGCTTCCTCAATGTTCTGAGCAGAGCCGTTGTAGCGAACGCCAGACAGACGAACAGGGTCAACGCTGCGGTCAACGCCGAAGAACGCAGTTGAGCCAGGCGAAGACACAGGTAGCCAGCCAAGAAGACCGGTGATCTTGGCGTTCAGATCGCCTTCGACCAAAAGGTACGGAGTAGAAGTTGACCAGCCAGAAGGAGTCGCAGCGGCAGCATTGCGAGCAGTGCTGACGGTCACGGTTCCAAGAGTACGATCAACCGCAACAACGTAGCCAACAGCAGCAACTGGGCTAGCACCGCCATCGGTAGCATTAGCCTGAAGCGACATGTTGCGCTCAAAGTTCACAACATCGCCAGGGTTAGTCAGCACAATTACGCCAGAAGTGATCGACGCGATCTGACCGATGGTACCAGTTCCGCTGCGGAACAGGCCGGTCGAGATGCTGTTGGTCAGGGCGCGAATGGCGTTGTCGATAACAAGCTGAGCGCCGTTAATGAACGCCATCTTGTCGGTTTTTGACGCCAGCATGGTCTGGTTATCAATCTGAGCGATTGAGTAATCAGACACGCGCTTCAGTGCAAACGACGCCATTTCAGCGGCGGTTTGGTTGTTAAACGCGCTAGAGAAGGTGGCCGAACGACCCTGCGAGGTGTTGTACACCAGGGGCAGTGGCATCAGCTTACCGCCGAACTCGGTAAACTTGGGAACCATAGCCATGAACGGGTTGTTCTTATAGACCAGGTTCTGCACCTTCTGGTCGTCGTAAAGTTCCTTGAGTGCTGCCGCCGCAGCGGACAGATCAAACGTAGCACTGTAAGCCATTTCAGTCTCCTGTTTGCTTGGCGTAATTGCCTAGCGTTAGTTTCCATTCAGCCGCGCCAATGCGGCACGAACACGATCCGACTCAGTACGGGGCTTGCTGGTTGATACTGCGCTTGAAGCTGTCATGTTGTTTGAAATGGTAGCAGTGCGCTTTGGAGCTGGAGTAGACGCAGCAGTTGGCGCAGGCTTGGTTTCAACAACAGGCTTTGGCGCAATCCTCGCTTGGATCTTGGAACTCGCTACAATTCGATCAGCAATGCCTTCAAAATAGCTCTCTACCAGGCCAGCAGCCTCGTCAAGAGGAAGCAGCTTTCCTGTCTCGTTGAAGTGTTGTTCAACAACTTCATAGACAAGGCTAGACCCATTATTTGCCACTGTCAACTCGTAGCGGTTTTTATTTTCTTCAACGTGCCTTTCGGCTGAGCTTTTGAAGTTTTCGATCACAGACTCGTATTCTTTTTCCACCTGAGCCTGCGCACGTTCTTCGGCTGCACGACGAGCCTCTTCTTGCTCGGAGCGAAGCTTTTCAATCTCGGCACGAACAGACTCGACTTCAGAGCCAACGGTCGGCTTATTGCCGTTCATGACGAATTCAGTCACCTGATCATACGTCAAGCCAAGTGACTCTAGCGCCTTGATCGGGTTCATCTTGGCTGTTGATCGAACAGACTCAAACTCAGCCACACGCCTGGCCGCATCTTCAATAGCAGCCTTGTCGGCCTTAATCTGTTCCCGCTGCCGATGAAGTGCAGCCTCCTTTTTGGCAAGCGCAGAAAATCGAGTATCGCTAGTCGGTGACTGTTGCGCCTTTGCTGGCTCAGCGGCTTGCGGATTAGCCTCGGTACTTGCCTCTGGCTGAGCTTCGATCTGTTGTGGAGCCTGTGCCTCAGATGCAGGCTCCTCAAGCGGTGCTGGCATCATTCCCTTAGGTGTTGGATCAACCGCAGGAAGAGAAACCACAGTCGGCGTAACGTTGCTAGAAACCTTGAAACTTCCAATATCCATTGTCGCTCCGTGTTAGGATTTCGGCCCGTTATTGCGCTTGCGGCGCAACTTGTGAAACTAGATCAGATGGCTTGATTGGCATTGGCGGCGCTACCGGAGGACCGCCAGCACCAACTGCTCCAGGCATGCCTGCCGCAGCCATCAGTTCTGGCGGCAAGCCCTGCGGCATCTCGGGACCAGCAGCCATTGGCTCTGGAGCCTGCGCGGCTTGCTGTAGGCTCAGCACTTCCCCGTAGAAATCGCGAAGCATTTGGACGCGCTCTGGATCAACATTCTGCGACTTGGAACGCATGTAGTACTCAAGAGAAAGCTCAGCTGCCAGCTCAAGATCATCAAGACCATCCGGTGCCGTATAGGCTTGATCAACAGGAACACGATCATCAATAATCTTGTCAAGAATGGCAATCAGGTACTCTTCTGATGCATTGGCAAGATTTTCTACTTGCTCAAGGTCTGGGAAGTCAAGCAGTCGGCGAGCCTGTCGAGGCGTGAGGAATCCGGCTTGCGCATACTCCTGCACAGTCTGTAGCCGGCCAGCAGGATCGTTTGGCAGCGACGAAACCGGGAAGCATTGCATCACATACTTGTCTTCCGACAGGTTTACGTCAGACCACTGGATCTCCGCGATCTTGGTCTTGTCAGGAACAACAACGTTGTACTCGCCTTCCTCGGCAATTTCCTTGATGGTTGCAATTGAAATTTTTGCGATGTCAATAAATAGCCGTTCGTATGCTCGACCAACCGTAATGAAACGATCGCTTTCAATGTCGTTCATCTCGCGCAGAGCCTTGCCGCTATCAAGGCCAATAGGCTTGACGCTGCTTGCAGAAAGCTGGGACACGCCAGCTTGCTCGTAAGCTTTGTTAACAAGCGTATTGAGGTGAGAAAAGATCTCTGGCGAAACCGTTGGCGGAACAACGTACTGAGGAGGAGCTCCAGTGTAGTTGATGATTGATCCAATATCGTTGTTGATGTGTTCCTTGACGATCTTTGATCCATTCTCAACAAACACCTTGAAGCTACCAGCCAAGTGGAAGCTGCGCTGAATGACCCACAGTAGCTTGTTGATTTCAAGCTGAATGTTCATCAACTGCTCAGCAAGTCCCTGGCCCCAGAAACCATACAGGCGAGGCGTCCACTGCATCCTAGCGAACGGGAAGAAGTCATGCTTCCACTCTTCCATCTCGGTCAGCAGATGACCATCGATGCTAATGCAATGCTTGCCATCATCCGCCCCTGGTCCGCTTGGAAGATGCCATGACTCGCGCACAAGCAGAACGTCAGCAATGTTGCCTCGGGACGTATCTTCCGTCTTTGCAGCCTGCGCCGTTTCAATGAACGAGGCAAACTTTGGGAAAGCCTCGGCAAGCACTTTGCGATCAATCATCTT